ACCATGAACCGAGGAAGCTCTGCTGATCCCATCGTTGACAAGTACCTGAAGCGGGCGCAGTCTGCACTTGAGCGCGACGGATATTATGAAGATGATTTGGTGTTAGCCATAGAGATCAGCTTTTCTGATAACCCTTGGTTTCCTTCTGAGCTTGAGGCTGAGCGCATGGATGATTTAAAAAGCATGAGCCGCGCTAAGTATCGGCATGTGTGGGAGGGAGAGTTTAATGACGATGTGGAGAACAGCATTATCCCGGCAGAGTGGTTCGACGCAGCTATTGACGCTCACAAGGCGCTAGGCTGGAAAATGGTCGGCAAGCGGGTCATATCACACGACCCGTCAGACGAAGGCGACGATGACAAAGGGCTTGCGTATCGGCATGGGTCTGTGTTTCTGGATGTCCTGGCAAACGACAAGGGTAACGTCAACGATGGTTGCGATTGGGCCACGGACTACGCCATTAACAACGGCGCTGACGTGTTTATCTGGGACGGCGACGGACTGGGCATAACGCTTAGAAAGCAGGTGGCGGATAGCCTTAAAGGGCAGCCGATAGAGCAAGAGGTGTTTAGAGGTTCCGCCAGTCCTGACAATCCAGATGCCCTTTATGAGCGCATAGACAACAACGCAGCCAGAAGCAAGACCAACAAGCAAACCTTCAAGAATAAGCGCTCTCAATATTATTGGGCGCTCCGTGATCGGTTCTATAATACTTATCGAGCCGTAGCACATGGCGAATACCATGACCCTGATACGATGATTAGCTTGTCGTCAGGCATTAGACATATTGACAAGCTCCGATCAGAGGTTTGCCGAATACCGCTTAAGCCAAACGGGAACGGGCTAATACAGATAATGAGCAAAGAAGACATGGCGAAGCTGGATATTGCATCACCAAACATGGCCGACGCAGTGATGATGTCTCTAGCAATACCTGATAAAATAGTCAACACGCAGGCAGTTATACCGCCCCCAATTAGACCTATGGGACAACAGCATGGATTTGGACGAAATCAAAGAACTCGTTGATGACGCTGAAGCAAGTACCAGCGCCACCAGAGAGGAAGCCAGTGACATGCTGGTGTTCGGGCGCATTAGCCAGTGGGCTGATGACATTTCCTCAGATGTGCTTACTGAGTTTCGAGGCACTTTTGATCTTATAAAGTCTAAGCGAAAACGCATTTTGGGCGAGCTATGGGCAAACCCGATTGACGTGACGTTTAAGCCGAAAGACGGCGCAAGGGATGACGCCGCCGAAACGCTGACCGGCATGTATCGCACTGATATGCTCAGATCCGAGGAGGCCATTGAGACGGCTTTGCAGGATCAGGTTGATTGTGGCTTTGGCGCTTTCCGGTTCGTGACTGAGTACGAATCCAAGTTTGACGATCTGTCTAACCTTCAGCGCATCAATGCCGAGCCTATCAACGAAGCCAACAACGTCGTTTACTGGGATAGTAACGCGAAGAAGAAAGACAAGTCAGACGCCCGCTGGTGCGCGATTGTCACCACCTACACCGAAAAAGGGTGGGAGCGTTTTTGTGACGAGAATGGCATTGATTATGAGGCCAACAAGCGCCCCGCCACGTTCAAGGACCGCAACCAGACCAGCGCCTGGTTCTGGCGTGCCAAGTCTGATGAAATAAAAGTCGCTGAGTTCTACAGCAAAGAGAAGAAGCGCAGCAAAGTTGTGATCTATGAAGATCCGCTAGGTCAGGTCAAGGCGCTGTATCAGAAGGAAGTGAAAGAAGTCATTGATGATATGGAAGCGGCTGGGTTCGTCAAGATTGGCGAGAAAATGAAGGACCGCTGGGTCGTTACTAAGCAGATTGTAACAGGTGACGACATTTTAAAAGAGCAGAAAGTGCCAGGCGAGCATATTCCGGTCGTTCCGCTTTATGGCGACTGGTCGCGTGTCGAGGGGCGCGAGATTTGGCGCGGCATCTATCACGACGCGCAAGACCCGCAACGGCTGCACAACTTCACCATGTCGTATATGGCGGATATTGTAGCCAAGGGTCCGCGTCAGAAGCCTATCTTCTACCCTGGCCAAGTGCAGGGACAGGAAGTCTATTGGCACCGCTCCGGCGCTGATGACAATCTGCCGTACAAGGTCATTAACGAGGTTTCTCCGATCACTGGCCAGCCGTACCCGCAGGGGCCAGTTAGCTATCTTGAGCCGCCTCAGATGCCACAAGCGGGCGCTGCACTGCTGGAGCTTACCCGTAGGTCTATTGATGACGTAACGGGCGGCACGCTGTCTCAGGAGGCCATGCTGCAAGGCCAGGTCACTGAGGGCCAGATCCAGACCGCTCAATCAGCGCAGAACATGGAGACGTTCCTATACCAAAACAGCTTTGCGCTGGCAATGAAACAGGCAGGGCGCGTGTATGCGTCTATGGCGGCTGAACTGTATGACGTACCGCGTGAAGCCACTGTGACACAACCTGACGGCACCGAAACGCAAGTAGAGATCATGGAGGCCGTGTTTGATGAGGAAACCGGCGAAGAGGTTGTCCTGAACGACATCACACAGGGTTCGTTTGAAGTCTACGCAGATACCGGGCCATCGTTCCAATCTCAAAAGGAAGAGGCGCGGGCAGAAATGCGCGAACTCTATACCGCACTACAAGGCACACCAGAAGGGCAGATGGTTCTGCTGACCTATTTCACCCTGATGGATGGACCGAAAACAGATCACCTGAAGGACTACGCCCGCAAGCAGCTAGTGTTGCAGGGCATCATGGACCCTGACACAGACGAAGAAAAGCAGATGTTGCAGGCCGCGCAACAGCAGCAGGAAGGGCAGCAAGATCCGAACATGGTCCTGGCAATGGCTGAACAGATGAAAGCTCAGGCGGATATGGCCGGGGTCCAATCAGACGCGCAAGACGACCAAGCGCAGCGCCAGATTGACGCCTATAAAGCAGAGACTCAAAGGCTTGAGGCAATGGCAAAAGCCCGCAAGGCGGGCGTAGAGACTGCCAAAATAAGCACTGAGATTAACGGCACCGAACTCGACAACTTGCAGAAGTTGCAGGAGGCTATGATGCCGATGGGGATGAGGCAGTCATAACTATTTGTCATAAGCATAGCTATTGTTATAACATTACATTAAGCGAGTAGGGCGCAGATCCCTATATCCGAGTACGGCGGTTTCCGTATGTTACGCGGTAAGGGCGGTTAATCTTATGAGTCTGGAAGAATTGAAAGCGAAAGCCGAAGCGACAGAGGAAGAAACAACCGAAGAACCGGAACAGCTTGAAGTAGAGGAAGAGTCTGAGCCCGAAGAGCCTGAAGAAGATCAGGAAGAAGGCGAAGAGGAAGCCAAAGCTGAACCCTCTGAAGATTTCGAGCTTGAGCTAAGCGGGGAGCCAGAACCCGACCAGCAGAAGCCCAGCGCAGAAGATGCGCTTGTTCACAAGCTGACAAAGCAACGCAAGCGGGCCAAAGAAGCCGAAAGCAACGTGGAAAAGCTTGAACGCCAGGTTCAAGAACTGACCAACATGCTCAAAGGCGGACAGGGCCAGCAGCCGACACAACCGGCACCGCAGAACAACGCGAGTGAGCCGCAGTTCCCAGATATGTACGATAAGGGGATTGACGGCGACCGGGATAAGTACAGCGCAGCCGTGAAGCGGTATTTCACGGACATGCAGGCGTACCAGTCGAGGCACAGCGAGGCGGCGAACCAGCAAGAACAGTATCGTAAGCAGATGGCGGAAAAGACCTCCAACCTTGCGAAGCGGGCAGCCAAGTTCATGCAGGAAAACAAGATCAGCGAAAACCGCGTGATCACTGCACTGGAAAAGGCGACCAGTGAGATTGACGAAGCAACCGGCATTGAAGGTTCTTTGGCTTATCTTCTGGATTCTGTTGGGGATGGTGGTGAGCGGGCAGCTTACTACATCGGCACGAACGATAACGCCATGGCCACACTGAAGCGCATGTTGCAGGAAGACCCGAACGGTCTAAAGGCTGGCGCACAGTTGACGCGATGGGCAGAGAAATTAAAACCAAAGCATTCAAAACAGACGAGTAAAGCGCCACCGCCCGATGAGCCCCTTAAAGGGGATGGCAGCAGCGTATCAGCCAAACGCTTGCAGGAAATGTACGACAAAGAGTCGAACCCTAACAAGCTGATGGAGTTGAGACGCAAAGCCAAAGAGCGCGGCGTTAAGCTATCATGAGGATTTAGAAAATGGCTAACCAAACCGCAAAAACGCTTGTCACGTACTTTGATAAAGTATGTGAACAGCTTGAGAAAGATACCACCATGGCCCGCACTGTCGAAGTTGACACGGCGGAATCTGGCGCTGCATTGCAGAACGCCAACAACATCTACTGGCGTCCCGTTGAACAGCAGTCCCCTGTCATTAATGGCTGGGACTTGACTGGCGAAGAGACAGGCATCATTGAGCAGGCTTACCCGCTGCGCCTCGGCGATCCGCGTAATGACTTTATTCAGCTTCGTGTTGATGAGTTGCGCGACCAAGGTTTTATGGAGCGTCGTGTTCGCTCTTCTGCAAACAAGCTGTCTAGCGATCAAAACAGCCGTATTGCCGATCTGGTGGCTAACACCGGCTCTCTGTACTACGAGTCTGGGTCTGCTGGGTACGACTTCGTTGCAGAAGCCCGCACCCTGATGCGTGAGCGTCAAGCCTATACTGGTGACGGTATGTCGTTCTACATGAATGACCGTACCTATCAGGTTATGGCTTCTGACCTGGCGTCCCGTGAAGACCTGAGCGGTCGTCCTGAGACAGCCTATGGCACCGCAGGCATCGGTAAGCGAGTGGCAGGCTTTGACCTGTTCGAAGCTTCTTACCTTGGCAGCATTGCAGCTCGCGCAAACGCAACAACTGGCGCTGTAGAAACAGACGTTGTTGAAGTGCCGCAGGGCTTTATTGATCTGGGCAACGATGTGGTTCAGAACGTGGACTATCGTTTGGGATCTGTTGAGCTTGGCTCTGGTGAGGGCGCGAACTTCCAGGTTGGCGACGTTATCACCTTTGCCGGCGTTAACTCTGTTGGCATCATGGATAAGAAGGACACAGGCGAACTGATGACCTTCCGCGTCGTGGCGAAGGACAGCGACACCCTGTCGATCTATCCGAAGCCCATTGCAGCCGATCAGACTAGCATCACCACTGAGCAGGCTGCTTACGCCAATATCTCGACGCAGATTGTGGCCACCACCGTGGTTAGCAAGGCAAATGAGACTGGCGGACGGGCTAACACCTTCTGGGCTAACGACTCTGTGGCTATCGTGAACGGTGATGCACCGCTCGATATGCTGAACGAGTTCGACGGCATGAAGGTGGTCAGTGAGACGCTGGATTCGGGTGTGCGCTTGTACATGGCATACGATGCGAGTCTTCCGACTCTGAACTGTCGGGTTCGTTTGTTCACCTGGTATGGCCTGGTGAATAAAGATCCGGCAAGGAATGGCAACTCAATTTTTGTTCCTGCATAAAGTGAACTAGGGGCAAGGACGCCCCTTTCTGCTATAATGGACACCTGAACCCACCAAACAGGACAAACCATGCGATACCTTTACACCACCAAACCGGATGAAAACTGCCATGAGGTGACAAAGGGCATCTATGGCCGACCTGTGCATACCTCGCAACAAAAGGCGCTTTTGGCTCAGGGCTGGAAGTTTTGTGTATCTGACTTGGAGAAATCCTATGTACGGCAAGAAAAAGAAGGGCGGGAAGAAGAAAGGGAAGTAACTGAGTCAGGCTCTTCCGGGGCCGACACCTACTCTGATCGTGAAATCCTAGCGCTTCATTACGAGGCCGCATTCGGAAAAAAGCCTCACCACAAAATGAAGACAGAAACCATCCGTCAAAAGCTGGAGCAGGCTGATGACTAAAGCCGAACTAGCTAACCGCATCCTGACCGCTATCGGCGTCAATGCCCGAACGTCTGAGGCTGATCCGGTGGAGGTTCAGGATACTTTGAAGATGGCGGAAGACTGGCTGTTATCCAACAATGCGATTGGCCGAAGGATTGGCTACATCGTGTCGGATGGTGAGCCTGACCCCAATGAAGAAACCGGCCTGCCTGATTGGGCTGTATTGGGCGTTGTCTATTCCGTGGCTGAAATGGCCTGCACCTACTTTGAGAAACAGTACACGCAGAGCATGATGCGACTTGCGGCCCAAGGTATGCAGACTATTTCAAACCGCACCGTAGAGCTTCAGAACGTTCAGTATCCTCGCAGGTTTCCGCGTGGTATGGCGAACGGTTCTCCGTTCACTCAGAAATACTATTACCCCGTTGACAGGATCGTTACGCACAACGACTACCTGACTGACGAGGGTGATGACCCAATCACGACTACGCCATGAAGCTACCTTTAATTAAAGGCACCAGAGTAGACGCCGAAGCCGAATGGCGCGACACGCTCCCGCGCAACATGGTTGGATTTGCGCAAACCGTGGGCAGTTGGACTGGTTATCTGCGCACAGTGGACGGGCTAAAGAGCTTTGCCACTGGCAGCGGGGCAGATCGCGGCGCTATATGGTCTGAACGTTTCCGTGATCATTACCGGCTGTCTGGAAATACGTTTATCCAGGTTGATGAATTTGGGGCTGTCACGGACTTGAGTGGCGGGCTGTCGGTGCCAGGCTCCAACCCCGCAAGGTTTGACAACTCGTTTAACTCTGTGGCTTTCGTGGCTAACGGCGAATACTACCGATATGACGGTTCTACGTTCTCGCAAGTCACTCGCCCCGCCGGGTCTGAGCCGTTCATTGATATGTGTTGGATTGATGGCTATTACATTTTTACAGACGGCGAGAACCTCTGGAATACCAACCTATCCAATGAAACGACGTTCGGCGCTAACGAGCGGGCTGGCAGTGACTTTGCACCGGATGAGATTGTTGGTGTAGGTAAGGCCACTGACAACAAGCTAATGGTGTTTAACCGATACACCACAGAGCGATTCGTAAACAATGCAGGGCCATCATTTCCGTTTGCCCGCATACCCGGCGCGGCCATCCCTATTGGTATTGTCGGAACAGACGCAAAAGCCAATATTGGTGACGGTCAATGGGTTGTGTTTGGCGGTTCAAAAGAATACAGCCCCTCATTTTACCTACTAACCAATAGCTACCAGAACATCTCTAACAAAGAGATTGATTCGATCATTGATGGATATTCAGACTTTGAGATTGCCAATATTCAGATTGAATACCGAGATACCAGAGATCAGGGCTTGGTTATCTGCCACCTTCCGCGTGATACGCTGGTTTATGATGTAACACTCAGCCGCGCATTGCAGGAAAACATCTGGTATCAGTGGGATTCTGGCGACCAGACTTATAGAGGGATCAACGGCGTTTACGATCCAAGGAACGTGGACAATCAGGCGTCAAGCTGGATTTATGGCGACAAGTTCGACTCCAAGATTGCTAAGCTGGACGAAACGATCTGCACTCAGTATGACGAGGCGGTTGAGTGGTCTTGTCAGACTCCGCTGGTTCGCGTGGGCACAACCGTTCGCGTTGCCGAGCTAGTGACAGCGCCAGGTCACAGCTCTGTTGCTGACGATGTAATTTACTTCTCTACGACCAAAGACGGCGCGTTGTACGGCAATTCCGTACTTCTACCAAGGGGCAGTCAGGGCGACTACCAGCACCGAATTATTATCAGGCGCTTGGGCGACTACCCCCGCTGGATGGGCATAAAGTTACGCGGGTTCTCGAAAGGCATATTCAGTATTACGGGGATTGAGATCAATGAGGCGTGATAACGCTCTATCCTACGCCGACCTAGAACGCCTTGGCTGGCCTTCATGGTTGGTTGATGACTACGTAGGAAGGCTTCAGGAATTGACGCCTCAAAGCGGCACAGAAGTGGACCCAAATGGCATCTATGAATCCAACTTAAACGGCCAATACTTCGACACCGCAACCCCGGCACTTTGGTATAACCCTGTACCCGGAGAGTTAACCGGATGGATTCAGATAGCGTAAAGTTTGAGCCTTATCAGGGCGATTTGATGGGGCTAATGACAAATGATAACCATCTTGTATTCCGATGGACCGGCCCCGGCAAAGTTCTTTTTTCTGTTTCTCGTCGCGGCAACGCTGCGTCCTGTCACTTTTCTTCTGACCGCGCTGGTTTACGGTATTTAAAACAGGCCATAGACGATTTTGTTCTGTTCGTGTTTTGGTTATTCGATTGGTGTATAATGATTTTAGCGCAAGTCAAGCGATCCAGTGTCGGAAGGTTAATAGAGAAAGTAGGTTTTATGCCCGTTGCCGACATTGAAGATATAACAGTTTATGCGAGGTTGAAATAATGGGCAAAATTGTCAAAGGTGTAACCGATGCGGTTGGGCTGACCGACTCAAGGGAAGGCGCTAGAGCGGTACGCGAAGGCACTGCCCAGCAAGTAGCGGCAGAGCGTGAGGCGTTAAATTATTTGAAGCAACGAGAAGCCTTGCCACAGCAGTTCAGGGAAGGGGCTCTCACTCAGCTTGGCGGGCTTTATGGCCTTGAGGGCGGGGACGCAGACGCTTATCAGAACATTCAAAACAACCCTATTTATCAAGCCGCCCTTGGCGACATTGGGATGCAGGAAGAAGCTATTCTTCGCAATCAATCTGCAACCGGCGCATTGAGGTCATCTGGCACTGAGCAAATGCTGGCACGAAATCAGCAGCAGCGTCAGTTTGGCGCATTGCAAGCTGCGCTTGGCGGGCTTCAGGGCTTGGCAAGCCTACCGAGCAATGCCAATCAAATCGCAGCTCAAACGGCAGGTATTGGTCAGACGCAAAGGCAAGGCACCATCGGCTACACTCAATCCAAGCTGGCAGGCGAGCAGGCTGCATTTGATGAAACTATGGGTCTTGTAAAAACTGGTGCTGAAATTTTTGGCTTTTCGGATGTTAGGTTGAAATCTGACATTAAACCCGCTGGCACCCGCTACGGCCAAGATTGGTTCACTTGGAATTGGAACGACAAGGCTCAGTTGCTTGGCTTATTTGGAGAGTCTGAGGGTGTTATTGCTGATCTGGTAAAAGAGTCACGGCCTGACCTTGTAGGAATCAGCAAAGGTTATTTGACAGTTAATTATGAGGCGCTTGCAAATGAACGATAACAACAACGGATTTTTTGTTCAGCCTGCACAGTATGACTTTTCTATAGGCTCAAACTCGCTCCTATCTGGATTGCAGGGACTGGCGGGCGGTCAACAGCAGCAGCCTAACGCCTTTGCCTCGCAGACCCCTGGTGCTCCATCACAGCCGGGGCGTGTTGATCAATCATCTTTTGGCGCAACACCCCAAGTTGGCGATCAGATGAACGGGCAAGACCCCATTCAAATGCTCATGGCTAACATTGCAAAACGATTTGGGAGCATGTAATGGCTAACGGTGAATTTTTTGTTCGGCCTGCGCAATATGGGCAGTCAATAAGTCAGTTTGGTGATTTTGTCGCGCAGGAAAGAAAGGCAGCGGAACAAGCAGCCTACGCCGAAAGCGCAAAGCGGGCCATGGCTGAAGCATTCCAGTCTGGTGACCCGGCTGCCATCCGTCAGGCGGTCATCCAATACCCTGAGATTGCCGAAACCGCTACTCAGATGTTTGGCTTTACCAATGACCAAACTGAGCAAGTAGCGCGTGAGACTTACAGAAGGGCGCTGTCTGACCCTGAGAATGCAGCCGCTTATCTGGACGCGGGGATTGAAACCGTGTCTCAGTTCGGCGGTAGACCAAGCATGATGACGGCTGACCTTCAGATGCTCCAGGAGAATCCAGAAGCAGCACTGAAAAACATGCGGGCGGGTTATGCGGCGATTGCTTCTGAGGAAGAGTATAACTCTATGTTTCCTGAGTCTGCATCCTCGCAATCTCCTGCTGGCGTGCGTGAGTTTGAGTCCATGATCCAAGCGGCTGAGTCTGACAACCCAACTATTCGTGACGCAGCCTTGGTTAACCTCGGCTTGAAACCACGGGCTGGCCTTTCGGCAGAAGAGCGCATTCTCCAGAGTGAAGAGCTAACTAGACTCAAGGTAGAACTGGAACAGCTAATATCAGCAGCAAAAGAAGAGGGCAAGCTGGAAACTCAGCTAGCGATTGCACCAAAGGTGCGTGGAGCGATCAAAGAGGCAGAGCAAGAGGCGCAGTCTCGCGGCGAGAAGCTTAGCGAATTTGGTCGCGCTCAAGCAGCCATGCCGGGCTTACAGGAAGTTGTTGGAAAACTGAAAACCTTGTCGGATGTTGCAACCTATACTATGGGCGGAAAGGTATTCGACACCATTGTAAAAGAGCTTGGATTTGGGGCAACCAAAGGCGCAACTGCAAGGGCCAAGATGGAGTCATTGGTTAATAACCAGATCCTGCCATTGCTTCGAGACACGTTTGGCGCTCAATTTACAGAACGTGAAGGCGAACAGCTAAGGAGGACGATGCTGGATATTGATGCTGCTCCAGAGCAGAAGAAAGAGATCCTTGATTCCTTTATTGAGCAAAAGATGCGTGATCTTGAGATGAAGGAAGGACAAGCTGATGTCGAGCCTGAAGCTGAAGACGAATCTCAGGCGGGGCAGCGAACCCGAATCCGTTTAGACGCTGAAGGGAACATTATCCAATGATTGAGGTTGAACTCCCCGATGGCCGCGTTGTAGAGATTGATACTGACGATCCGCAGCAGGCAGCCAAAGCTGCACAAAGGTTCCTTCGCACACAGAAGCAGGCCGAACAGGCCGAACCAATGCCAGAAGGTAGCGCATTGGATGCAGTGCTAGAGCCTATGCAGGCAATCGGTGGCGGCATGGCATCTCAGGCCGTGTCTGGCCTTTCTGGGATTGCCGGTTCAGTTATGCCAGGACCAGAGGGTCAGGGGCTTGCAACAATGCGACAGACTCAGGAGGCGTTGCCGGACTTTCAACCTGAAACGCAAGCAGGGCAGCGCGGCCTTGAGACAGTTGGCGACATCATTCAGCAAGGCGTTGATCTGGTTAATTTCCCCATTTCCGGCCTAGCAGGGCTGTCAGAGCTTATCGGCAGTGGTGGCGACATTGACAGTGCGGCAAACATAGTTAAAAGGGTTCAGGAGGAAGGCGTCGGCCCCGTGATGGGTGAGTCCGTTCTTGAGTCTACCGGATCGCCAGCGCTTGCCACAGGTGCAAGCATGGCCCCTGACATTGCCGGAGCTGTCGCAGGTTTCAAGGGTGCTCAGGTAGCCAGTAAGCCGGCACTTACAAAGTTGAAGCGGGTAGCTGATGCACGAAAGCAGCGCCAACTTCTCACACCTGACGGAGAGCTTTCGCCTCAGTTTGAGCGAGCATTGAAGCAAGAGGGTCTAACTCTTGATTCTATCGTTGATGACATCGATATGCTGCCTGATGCCGCCGATCCTCAGCAGGCGGTGCGCGGATTGGTGCGCCAGAAGATCCGAAGGGGAGATACAGATGGCGTGCTGGCAACCAAACGCCTTGATGATATGGGTAACGTTGTTGATGACGCGCTTGGGGAGGCTGCGATTAAACAAGGCTTTAAACCTGGAGACGTTCAAGCTATCAAGGTGGCGGACCCAGGCAGCAAGAACTCCATGCGCGAAATGCTAAGAATCAATCAGGCTATTTATGATAACACCAGAAAGGCAGTAGACATTCAGCCCACTGATGTTATCGGACGGTCTGCAATGGCACGCTTTGACCATATCCGTAATACGGCGAATCGGGCGCGCCAGGAGCTGGACTCTATTGCCAGCAAGAACCTGAAAGGAAAGCCCATTAATTCGGAAAAAGTTGAGGCAGCGTTTCGACAGCAACTCGCCAACCGTGACATTAAACTAGATGAATCAACGTTCCCGCCAAAGCTTGATTTTAAGGGTTCTGAGATTGCAAAGAACCGAGCAGCTCAAAAGGTCATTAAAGACACAATGGACTCGCTGGCAGAAGATGAAACCGTTGACGCCTTGCGAGCGCATAAATTAAAGCGCCAACTGAATGAAATGATTGACTACAAAAAGAGTGGGCAGGGCATGTTGACCCCAGCCGGCGAGCGTGTCGTGAAATCGGTTCGGAAGTCGCTGAACGATTCCATCCGAGAAGTTGATGACGATTACGCCAGAGTAAACGACACCCTTAGCCAGTCTCTTGACGCCATAAAC